ACCTGATGTAATCAAAATACTATTAACAAGACCAGTGGAACTAACCGCAGCAGTTGCAGTAGCACCTGTTCCACCACCTCCGGTAATAGTAACTGTAGGTGGAGTTGCTTGCTTATAATGTGATCCTCCATCTGTAATAGTGATACTATCAACAGCATCACCATCAGTTGTTCCTGTTGCTTTCGCTAGGAACTCATCACCAACAATCTCTTCTCCAACAGTAAAGTCTCCAGATCCACCGGGATCCATAAAGAGTTTGATAGTATTAGCAAATGCTATCTCAACATCATCAATCTCTTCAACTCCAGTATCAAAGTCATCACTACCGATCTCATAGATCTCAGCAGTGATAGCATAGAATTGGATCTTACCAAACTGGAAGAATGGTTCTTCCTTACCAACAAATTTAATCTCGTAGATATCTTTTGTTAGTGGGAAGTAAAGCAGATCTCCCTCGTTAGGTCTACTCTCAACAGTAATAGTAGGATTATGATCTGCTACTTCTTCGTCCCATCTTCTAGTAGATACTCGGAAGATAATCTCATCCGTAATTCTTAAACCGAACTTGGAGATGAACTCAGCATTGTCTCCAAATCCCATGACGTTTTGAAGCAACATCTCAATTTGAAAATGTTCTTGATACTTAGAGTATCTAACCTCGTTAAGAGTGTTATCTTTTAGAGCTATTCTAGGAATGTAGTATATGTCTGTTCCGAACAGTTTAATTTGTTCGTCCACAAGATCCTGTGCGAGACCTTGCTCGCCGCTGTGTCCTGAATAGTAAGTTGGAAAATAGGGACTAGTAGGCATCTTATCCGATCATATCCATAGGTGGGATGGCGTACTTACTGAGAACTTCGCTTTCGATTTTCTCAATCTCGCCTAATGCGTCTGTATACAATTCTCTACCATTAAGCGTGATACCGCCAGGTAGTTGAACGTTGTTATATTTAATCAAGTTTTGACCCCACTGCTTCTTCATGAGAGCAGTAGCATATTTCTTGACAAACATATCATTATTCATCTCTGTAGCATCTGTAGGATCAATCATCCTATGTGCCTCAATTACAAGATAGGTATCTTCTTTGAGGAATGCTTTATTGATGTCAAGATATAAACGATCACGACGCTGTGTATATCTGAACTGTTGGAACGAACCATTATTCAGAATCATATCTAGAGTTTCTAGATACTGCTTATTCATAAAGTAGTTGACAATATCAAGAGATCCGAATGCATATAGATCATTCAGAAACATCTGATACTCAACACCAAAGAGATTAGATCTAATTGAGTTGCTGACTAAACCAAAAACTTTGCTGATGCCAACTACATGATCTGGAACTGGAATATAGTTAGTAGACTCTTCCCAGTTTGTTGTTCCAGATGATGTTGTTGCTTTATTATTGAAACGAGTTATATCGTCGGCAGTAATCTCATGCCTCAGAAAACATCTCTCCATACCGTTGTAGCAGTTCTCTTGGAAGAACTGATACGTGTCATCAATAACATTATTTACTTGCTCGTCATCAATGTTAACTTGTAATACAGGCTCACCAAGTTGCCTCTTACAATATGTGATAAGATCAGCTCTTGAATTTGGAGACGCCATTACACACAAAAAATCCCTTCTTACCTATTTAGGAAGAAGGGATCTGAGAGTTATTCTGCTACTTCTGTGGGTGCTGCTTCTGCTGGTTCTCCTTCTTCCGATGGATTGAGGAGTTCTAAAGTCTCTAGACCTCCCTGTAATTTTAGTTTGTACTCTCTTGCTTTTACAAGGTTTGTTTCCAACTCAGCAATTTGCTTATCTGCTTGCTCTAGTTGATCGACAAAATTTTTCTTAAGTTGTTCAGTGTCCATTTTTTAATAAAGAATGATGTGTGATTATTTATATGTGTAACTGGAGTCTCCTTCTCCAACAAATCCTTTGGGCATTATATTAAACGCTAATGAATACCTAGTTTTATTAGATTTGTTTGTAGTTGTGTAGTGACGTACTTCACTAGGAAACAAAACAATCATATCAGATTGTGGTGGTAAAGTCAAACTATGACCATTAAATAAATTTTCTTCTTTTTGTGATATTAAAATTCTAGGAGCATCTGTGTTTAAAACTAATTTATTAGATGATTCCTCATACTCGTCAAAATAGAGTACAGAACTAAACCAAGAATTACAATGAGAATGATCATTAGTTCTTCCGTTTGGAAGAGATCTAGTAAACCAGGATGTTGTAATTTTTATATCTACGAAGTATCTATAGAGATCTTTTAAACAAGAAAGTGAAAAATTTTCTAGATATGCTTTGATATCTGGATAAGAATCTAAAATATTTCTATCAGAAGACCACCCACCAAGATAACCAGTTTCATCTGCATCTTCTTCCCATTCAACTTTAGAACATACTGCTTGTAATAATCTAGAAATATCATTATCAATTTTAGAAATTGCTAATGGTTTGGAAAAAATAGGAAGGACTTCCCACTCAACATTACTGTTCATTATCAATAGGTCTCTTACTACATCTGGGTTGTTTTTGACATTCTCTACAGTGGGGAATATCAATGACTTTTCTATCTTCAGTCAAACCATTTGGAGTCATTTCATATCTACCAGACCATTTTATGTATTCTTCATAATCTTTCATGTTGTCCCAAGAAGCAACTACATCTTCTGGAATTGGTGGATTCATTTTTTCATACCAGAACCATTTGACTGAAGAAATAGTTGGGTGATTTCCAAGTCCGACAAAAACATCACATGCCCTACTATCAATAAAATCTTCATGTATAGCATTAGCAGGGCAGTTGACAATACAATCATTACACCCATTGCATAGATCTAATAATCCTTGGTTAATTTTTTTATCTGGTACATTAACAAGTTCATCGTAAAATGTGAAAGCACACAATTTGCATTGAAATCCAAATTTTTCATTATAAACTAAAGAGTTTTTTGCTCTTACTCCAACACCAGACATGATCGCTGCTTCTTTAAAGTTGGTGTAAATTTGTTCACATACACCAGAATCAATATATGGTTTTAACAAATCTTCTGCTTCTAGATAGAGAGAATAGTTACTACCAACATCTGATGCTCTAGCAAATATAATAGCATTCTCGATAGTTTCTGGTGAATGTATTCTATTAGTTACCAATTCTCCTTTAAAATGGCACAAAGCTTTTACTGGTTTGTTAATGACTTTTCTATAATTGATTCCAGATAAAACACCCATATCCCAAACGTCGTCTGGAAATAATTTTTTTATTTCATTATAATCAATCATAACAAAGATACCTTAAATCCATATGCCCCTGTCTTCATTTGAGTTGGCATGATATTAAATGATATTGATATTCTCTCATCAGACTTATTATTAGAAAATCCATGAGTTAGATTTGATGGCCATAAAAGTAGATTACCTTCTTTTACGTCCATTATTACATCAGAATTGTATTTCGTTGCTAAAGATTTTTCTAGAATTAAATTTTGTTTTTGGGCGTATGGTGCTATATCACAATAGTTAAATTCTAAAGGTGCCGCATCGTCATCTACAGAAACATAATATGTTCCAGATACAAAAGAATTTGTATGGTAGTGGGGATGTTGATACGCCCCTTTTTTGGAAATGTTTATCCAACTATCTGTTATTAAAAGACTGTCGTCTATTCGATATCCCATTACATCTTCTATAAAATATGTGGCATTGTTTATAATCCATTCTCTAAATCCATCAAAAAAATCTTCATACAAAATAGAAGATTGTGAGTTGTTTCCTAAATGAAATAAATCACTACAATAAGTATTTGGAGAAATTTCTCCTTCACTTAGCATCTGTTTTGTGATACTTTTAATAACTTCTTTTTCTGGATAATACTCCACATAAACTGGACTTGGAAAAACATCAATTATATTCATTTCTGTAATACCAACATATGCAAACCATTCCACCACATTGTATCATCTTCTATATTATTCAGCAACTTTCTCTCGAACAATACCGTCAAATTATTTTCTTTAACAAATTGTTCTGATGCGTCAATGACTCCTTCAAAATTAGCATCATCAACTAACAATAAAAATATGCTATCAGTTACTTTTAAGAGGTTTGTTAAAACTTTTTTTTGATCTTGTAGTTCGTGTGATCCATCATAAAAAATTACATTAACCTTATCTTCTACATCAGAAGAATCGATTATTTCTGCTTTCTTGTTAATAATTTTTACTTCATTGGATCCTAGATAATTTTTTAAATTTTTTTTAAAAACATCAACACTACAGTTTGTTTTGAAAGAAAGTTTTCCATCAACAAACGGTTGTAATTTTTGCTCTTCCCAAGTATCTACAGCATATGCTTTTATTTTATTGTTTTGGATGGCAGCACAGAATGTACTGCCATGGTATACACCAACCTCCAAATATTTTGTATCTTTAAAAGAACAAATATAATTAAGCATATGTCTGACTCTATTGGAGCTTAACCCATCAATATTAAATCTACTATGCTTGAAATTAGAATCTAAGTTTGCTGATTTGTTAAATGATTCTAGAGCAACTTCTACTAATGGGTGAATGAGTCTATGTTGTTTCTTAAGATGTGACTCGACAACAGAATTACAATAGTTACATTTCCAACAATCAAACTTACAATTTTTAATTTTATCTCTCCAAATCTCAAATGGTTTTTCTTTGGAGTCAATATTATCTACAAAATTATTAAAATCACTGAAAAGAATCTCATCATCATTTGCCCACTTTTCGATGATATCCATACTTTCTTTAAGACGACTCATTGCTTCTCGTCCATGCATTTTGAATACATCGACACCAAGATCTAAAAACTCTTCCCAGTCTTTTTTCCATGGTGGAAGGTTCGCTGCTTTTAAAGACCAAGAAGGATCCTCAACATCCCACTTTGAACAAGAGTTTCTGGAAATAGGATCATTAAAAAATTGAGGATCATCAGGTGTTCTTGTATTATTAAAATGATAATGCTCCACCATAATAGGACATCCTCCCCAGCAAGTTTCATTTGCCAAGAGTGATAACTTAACGGGTTTTTTAATAGAAGCACAGTATTCCTTTGCCTCAACAATTCTCTCAAGAGATTCTCTATCTCTCATTAAATCTCTGTCTAAGTTGATATAATGAAAACCTGCTTCGGCAAGAGACACAATTTCATTTGGTCTTGTTACTTCACGGAGGATTGTGTTTTTAATAAACAACTCTGGAAATTCTTTCTGTATTTGACCAGAAGAAACCCACATAGTATGAGGTAAGGTTACAGTTCTGATACCTTTATAGTACAAGGGTTTAAAAAAATCGATAAAAATATCTAAATTTTTTTGTGATGGTCTTACGTAAATATTATTAAAAGTTGCTGATAAAGGAATACCAGTTTTTTCTGATATAGTAAATGCTTGATACGTTAAATCTCTGGGATCAGACACAAAAATATCACCCATAGCATCTTGAGTAAATGGGGGCATACGACATGTAAAATACAAGTCAGCAATATATTTTTTATGTTTCTGTAAAAAAGGAATAAAAATATTTTTTACAAACTCTTCATCACTCTTTGGATTAATTGGCAGACTGAATACTTTTTCTTTGCTCATTACCAAGGTCTCCTATAATTTTCAATTCTAGATCTTTTTCAATACCATCAAAAGATGGGAAGAAAGTAACATCAGACTGTTCTAATCGTTGTAGTGCTGGAATTACTTCTTGCTTTAATTTTTCCATACCAACATTCAATAGTCCTGAATATTGGATTGCAATTTGTAGAGTTTTAATTTGATCCTCTTCTTCCATCTGAGCAATAGAATCTAAATTGCCAATTCCAATTCTACCCTGAGAAGCCATTTCCATGGCAGCTTGTTTTGCCATTCTTGAAATCCAATACAGTCTTTCGTTTTCTGGATCTTCGATATAGTTTTCTAGTTCTTCAACTGTATCAAAATCTTTTAGAAGTTGATTTTCAAAAAATTCTCTTTCTCTTTCAACGTGCCTAATTCTTTTATCAGTAACAGCAATGTTTTTTGTTAGTTCATTAATTTCTAAATTAATTAATCTAAGTTCTAAATCATCCGTTTCTTCTAGAAGTTTTCGTTCCCACTTTAACTTCTGAATTACCATTCTTTCTCTTTCTACATGATAAGCATCAAGAGATTCTAACCTGCTACGAAACTCAAGCAAAGCTTGTTGTAGTTGTCTAAATCTAGTGACTTGTGATTTTACGACAAAGTGTTCCATTTGGTAGTCGTCCATGGAACGACTAAAACGGTTGGCGTAATTAATCAAATCAGATCTTTCTATTGTCATAATAATAAACAGTTTTATTAAAAATAATGTCCTTGTGGTTTTTGACCGATTACAGACCCTTGAGAATCAAAGATATCTGGGTTAGCATCACAATATTCTTTATCATAAGAACATGTCATACCAAAGTATTTAGAGTACATCAAATTAAGTTCAACTACGGAATTTTTAGATTTGAATTTTTCCTTTAGTTCGGATAATTCAACATACAAATCCTGACATTGCTTATCATAATTAACTTTTGATTCCAGAATTCTACCGGATAAATTTTCTATGGTAGTTTGCTTTGCTTTTGCTAAAGCAGATATCAGTTCTCCATTTCCAACAGATGCTTGCTCATACTGAGTTTTCCATGTTGTTTTTTCTAAGGAAGAAAAAGATAGATTTAATTTTTCAAGGCGTTTGTCAAATTCTTCTTCTAATAAAATAGCAGCAAACTGTTTCATAGAACGAATAATTAAATTCAAACGATTTTCAGATATTTCTATTTTAATTTTTGCCTCGTAGTTATTATAAGGGATATCCTCTTCTTCATCCCCCATTGCTACTTTAGTAACAGTTCTACATTCTCCAAATAATTTATATCCAAGAATGTCTTTTCTGGATAATTCAATAAATTTATAGTCTAAACCTAAAAACATAGTATAGAATGTTTTATCAATAGATATCACATTCCATCCACTAAATGAAAAGAATGATCTTGTCGTGGGAATATCTATAGAGTTTTTTTCTTTGACTAAGAAATATAATTTTTCCATGGATTACTGACCTCTTCCGTATTCTACACCAGCGCCAGATGCTCTGCCAGCTGGTCCCTTACTATTTACACTAGATTTTGTGTAATAACTATTAGTCTGATAATCCATAATTGCTCCAGTATTGTTTTGTCCTCCATCATACATTCCGACCATGTATCCTTTTAATTCACCTGTGTGATAAGATTCTTCGCCACTAGTAGCACCATTAAATTTCCCGATGGTAGTTACCTGACTTCCGCTGTAATCATAACGTTTTGACATAGCATTAGTTGTTCTATAACCTCCACCAGTATTCCAATACATGAATCCAGTATAAGTACTTATGGTTTTGTTAGTTCCATCTGTTCCTGTACTACCCCAAGAATTTCTAGATTCTGTAGCAAAATCTACCCAAGATCCTACATTACTAACATTATGCCATCCTCTTAATTCTCCATAACCACATGCTGGATTTCCTCCATGTAAACTACCACCGCCATCACCATTTGCCCATCCAGTTAATGATGCTGTTTCTGTTTGGTGGTCAAATTTATTTGGTTCTCCATTACCAAAAGTGTAAGCATATAAGAACTTGCTTCTCATAACAGAAGTTCTATTCATGCTATTTGCCATAGTTGTACTAATATTAGCATTAGTATCTGTTAGCATATTAAAACGGTTAATTGCATTACCGTTAACGTTCCAGTTATCTCCAGAGTGGAACACATAAGCATATGTACCATTTGATGATCCTGCTGTATAAGCATCTGATGTAGAAATTTGATCTCCTAAATCATACGTGGTATCACTAGCATGGTCAGTTCTATTAACATTTTTCCATGATGTGGAACTTTTATATCCTGCTAGAGTATAACCTCTAAGTACATATCCACCAGAATATCTTTCCATAGAATCATTATCCCAATAAGCAGATTCTCCATCTGATCTTAAAACAGCACCTCTAGTTCCTGTATTACTTTGATCTGGTAGAGTTTTAAACACAGATCCGTTTTGATATAAATCACCAGTAAAATTAATATCACCACCAACAACTAACTTGTAAGTGCTTCCGACACCCGTTTCGGTATTGATTCCAATACCGCCTTTAATCATACTAATTTTATTTCTATACTCAGTTCCATCATTGTCTCTTGTCGAGAAACGGATAGCACCACCGTTAGGGAAGAATCTTAGATATGCTTGACCAATTCCAGTATTTAATCTAGGGAACCATCCACCATCACTATCTGGTACATTTGTTGGGTAAGTTTCAGTATTATAATTACTGACGTTCATACCAATACCGCCAGCATCCCAGGTCGCATTTCCTTCAGATACCCACATTTGCATATTAATATCACCAGTTCCACCACCATTTGCGGAGGATGGTAATGTCATTCTAAATTGAGTGGTGGTATGATCACCAAATAAATGTAACTTAACTTTAGGTCTATTAGTATTAATACCAATAGCACTATCATATGTTACTGTTAATCTATCCGTATTGTTTGTTCTAAGAGAAAGATAGTTATTGCCATCAGCATATCCAGGTCCATCCCAATAAATCTGTGCTGGAGCTGTACCAGTATTATCTCCACTTTCCCAGAAACACAAACCAGCTGGTGTTGAATTTGTAGTTGTTAGTGCTATCTCACCAGTAACACATAGTGCTCTATCTGTAACATTATTGTTCCAACCTACTTGTAACTGACCTCCATACCTAGCAATATCAACTCTTCCAGAAGCATCAACATTAATCGATGGTACTCCACTAATATTTGAAACAGCAAATATAGTTCCAGAAAGTAAATTATCATCAACAGAAAATAGTTGCCCTGAGTTTCCTTCAAAAGACAGCGTGTTATCATCAAGTACGCGAAGTTTAATCGGTGCATTATCTTGACCGACAAAACTAATTTCTGGTATATTCGTTGAGCCTTTATTAGGCGTTATAAGGATATCCTTATCAGAATTCGCCATCTTGATACTATGCCTTTATTGATTATTTATACCGTGAAACGATCACTGTACATATTAAACACTTGTGTTCTTTCATCAGCAGAAAGAACACGATCCCATGCTAAAACAAATGAAATTTGTGCATTGCTATATTCGGAATTGGTTCTCCATCTACCTAATTCAAATTTATTGGGACCTGCGCTTCCACTACCATTTTCTGCAATCAAAGAATTGTCTTTATATACACCCCAACTATCAGTGTCTATATTTCCAGTTGCTGTGTAGATATGCCAATCAGTACCTCCACCTCCAGAAGCGGGGTTGTTTACCCAACCCTCGGCATAATAATCTCCACAATTAGTTGTATTACTACCATGATGTCCTAGCAACCAGTTGTTAACACCAGATGAAAGAACTCTACCACCCTGAGTTGCTCCTGGAGCATACCTAGATCCAACAATAACTGTATTACTTGTGGATGAAAGATCTGGTCCAAATGATCCAACATAATTACCGCTGGTTCCAGGAGTAATTAAAATACCACCAAAATCTGTTGAATACGATAACGTTCCTACAATAGAAGCATTATTGCCTTTTCCACTTAAGTCATAAATCGTAGATCCAGAACCAGAATAAGATGCTGGATTTGCAAAATCTATACCAAGAACTAATCCTGCTGGTAGTGGTTTTATTCCAAAAAATGTTGCCATTTATTCGTCCTCGTATCCAAAGAAATTGTTGTTTGTTTTTATATATTCAATTATCATTCTTCTGTAGGTAATTCAACTTCTACCTCTAGTGGTAGAATATCCTTACGTGTCGCCTGAATGAAGTAGAACGACTCACCACCATCGATGAAGACTTTATTATCTTCAATCTTCTCAACCCACGCTTCATGATTGCCAATTGGCGTTAGTTGAACTGTGATGCTGTTTTCATCTACAAGAGAGGTCCAGTAGTCTGGAAGTTCAATTACCTTACTTGCACTGCCACGAACGTATACACCGTGCTCTGGACCTTCCAGGGATCCGTAGACGAGGTTATGGTTCTCTTTAGTTGGGTGCTCTATACAGAAAGACTTGCTAGTAGCAGCAAATGATCCATTAACTTGCAAATTATATTGTGGATCGATAGTTTGAATGCCAACATATCCATTAGTAAGTTTGATGGTGAAGTTGTCATCATCAGCAGAACTTCCATTTGTCCCCTTAGCATTTGTAAGACGACTGATAACAAAATTACTATCTGGGTTAGAAGCAACACCCCATTCTGCTTTTCCTGATCTATCAAATCTTAATCTATTCCAAGTATCAGATTGTTTTTCGAGAACAGCAGTAGCAAAGTATGCTTGATCACCTGAGGTAGGAGCGTTTCCACTAGCAATGCGAACATTAAGTGGTGAGTAGTTATCAGTTCTTGAATTAGTGCCAAGATTAGTATAACCTTTTACTTCCAATCTTCCATTATTATCAGAAGTTGCTGGAACCAACTTCATGAATTCTCTGGTAGTATTGGCATGAGTGCCAGTCCAACGGAAGAACTCATTAGCTTCATCGTTAATATTAAACTCTAATCTAGAGTTAGTATCAGTATTTCCTGTATTATAGAACTTAATTGAAGCTCCATCAGTATTCATTCCCCAGACAAGACCACGATTAGTTTGAGACCACTGAAGGTCTCCTGTCATTACATCACCTGCTTTTAAAACGTTATCTGAAGAAGCACCAGTTATATCTGCAGTAATTGTACCGGCAGAGAAATTACCAGAAGCATCACGTTTTACTCCAGTATTAGCAACATTATTAGAAGCAAACTGAATATTTCCAGCATTCCAAACAACATTACTATTAAGTGTTAGAGCATTTGAATCTGCAGCAAGAACATTTAAAGATCCAGAAGAGGTTGTTGCACCACCACCAGTAGCAACTAATGCAACGTTATATCCACCTGTAGCAGGAACTAAACTGCTTCTAAAATAAATTGCTGGATCTGATGCTGCAATTCCATCAATTCTACCAAGAGCAAGTTTACCAGTTCCAGAATCACTATAAAGTTTATTAACTTCAAATGTTCCCGCATCATCTAAACTAAAGTCCTGGAATGGAACTGAAATTGCTGTAGTACCAATTGCAACTGCTCCTGTAAAAGTACCAGTCTGTAGTACACCTTCAATAATAGAGTAGTTATTAGTTGCATCATTTACATCTTCAAATGTGGGAACAGAACTGATTAGAATAGTACCAGTTCCTTGAGAATCCGAATCATATAAATTAACCGGTGTTCCTGCCAAGAATGGGGAAGTAGTTAATAGTTGACCTTGAACGTAAATTCTAAACCTTCTATTACCAGCAGCTGCTCTGATGCTTAGTTGATTTTCAAAATACTTATGTGTCTGGTAAATAGGAAGTCTATTATCAGAAAGTGTTCCTGTATTGATGTTTAAAGCATTTTGATACCACGATCCTTGGTGTGTATCTAATTTATCGGCATCAAGTTCTGATCCAGGACCATCATTACCCGAACTCCAAATTTTATACCAAGTATTCCATGCCGTTAATGTAGATCCAGAACCACGAATCCACATGTTGTCATTATCTGTGAAACCTAATTGTCTAGCACCACCGCCAGTAGCGTCTGTACTAGAACCAAAGTTTCTCAGAGTCATGATAAGTGCTCTGGAACCACCATCAGATAGTGATGTAGCAGCATTGTTTAGAGTATTGGAAACAATACCAGTGGAGAATGTATCAGGATTTGGACTAGAAGTTGGGTTGTTGGTAGATGAAATTAAACGTAAAGTATTACCAGACTGACCGGAAATACTGATATTATAAGTACCAGACATTCTATCAATAGGAATAGATCCAGAACTTAAATTGCTTGCATTTGTATAGTAAGCACCTTGTGCGCCGTCAAGAAGGTCTGCATCTAGTCCACTATCAGATCCTGTTTTCAGTGAAACGGATCCATTACCAGCATCTCCAAGATTAAATTGATTCTTTAAGAATCTTGCAACACCAACAGTTCCATATAAATCTGCAGAAATAGTAGCATCAGTTACTCTATTAATATCGATTGCAACGTTAGCATACTGTTTATTTTGTGTACTTAATTTAGCAGCAAGTAATAGTCCAGAACCACTTCCAAGAATACCTGGATTTGGAGTAATTGTGAAATCTGCATTGTATCCAGAACCACCATCAACAACGGTTAACTCTGTTATTTCACTACCAGAAACAATAAAGTTTACTTTACATCCAGTTCCAGTACCACCATCAACAGATACGTCAAAATATTGACCGTCCGTATAACCAGATCCACTATCAACAATAACTAAATCATCAATAAAGTTTCCTTGTGTGAAACTTGACTCTAGTGTTAATGGAGAAGAACTTCTCTCAAATTCAATAACAGTACCAGTAGGAATATCTGCGTTGACTGGATTATTAAGAGTAATAGTTGTACTTCCACCAGCAGTAAGAATATTTTGGATTGTTGTATTTGGTTGTATACCAGATACACTAGATTTTATTTCATGACCTTTAAGAACATCCGAATTAGTTGGGAAGACTAATTGAGACGAACCATTATTTGCTTGTGTTGATATGATAGCAAAGTATCTCGTTTCTGCTGATTTAAATGATTGGACTGCTGGAGCATATGCAGAATCTCCCCTCAAGAAAGTAAATGAGTTTGCTGAAGAAGAATTATTTGCTAGTAAACTAGAAGAGATAACTCCGGGACCAGTTAATTGATTAACCGAAATAGTATTAGAACTTAGAGATACCCAATTGGTTGCAAGAGTACCGGAAGTGTTAACAACTCTGTTTAGATTGACGGTATTAACTGGAGAATCATCATCTGCAATAGTATCAGTATCTTCAATTTTAATACTATTAACGATATCTCCATATAATCTATTTTCAATTAGTGCTGTTCCTGTTGCAGTAGTACCACCTCCACCAGGAGCAGAAATAACTACTGTTGGTTGGACATCATATCCAACACCACCAATGTATGTACCAAATTCAATTAACTCTAGAGTTACAACTTGACCATTTGCAATAGTAGCAACTGCTTTTGCTTCTACTGACGGTACTACTCCATTATATGAAATTTGTACTGTTGGTGCAGTAGTATATCCAGAACCAGAGTTTGAAATATTTAATTGTGATACAACACCTTCCCTATATTCAGTTGCCTGAATTCTACCAGTACTACCACTACCAGTATAAAGATTTCCTATAGTAAATACAAGGTTTGGGTCAACTGCGAATCCTAAGAACAAACTTGACAGATCGTTATTAAGAATAAAGGAAATATTGGTGTCTTGCTGAATGGCAATATCACCAGCAAGTGCTCCTTCTAGTTTTAATCTTTCTGCCTGATCAGCAACAGTGAATACACTAAATGGTCTTAGCGCAGGAATTTGATCGATTGAAATTTTACCAGAGTCGGTAAGTTCAACAAGATTTCTAGGAACAGCATTCGTAGAATATGGTTTGTTTAGATATGGACCTAGGTTGTTAGTGATATAATCCTTAACTGCCTTTTGTGTGGGTAGTTTGGAATCAGTAGAGTTAGCGCCACCAAGTGTATTGGATGCATCAAATCCAGTGACAACAACATCACCACCTTTTAGTTTTAAGAATTCAACTTCTGAGATAGTAACAGTACCTGTAAAGGTAATAGCACCAGTTCTGTTTTCAATCTTAGCAAATGTACCAACTTTAAAGTCTCCAAGTTCGTCAGTACCAGAGCAATAAACACGACCATAGTTTTCTGGTACTTGCTCGTTTGCTTCAATTTTAGTACCGCCGTTCTCAGGTAGAGCGTTGTAGTTAGTACCAGATCCAGCAAATTCCCATGTATGAGAAGAAGAGTTAACAATAGAAGGTCTGTGTAAACTAATCTTAACTCCACTAAATTCTCCAATGTTATTTGGAACAATTACTCCTGGATTGGTAATATCTACAAATTCCGCAGCATCACCAGCTCCACTTTCAATTGTTATAGTTGCTTCAAAAGGAGGACCGACTGTTACACCAGAAACAGTTTCGATAAAATATTCAATATCTGGATCGTTATTTTCATAACCCTCTAATTTTACAACATAGTGTTCTAGTGGTTCCCTTCCAAGACCACTAACAGTAAATTGAGTTCTATTAGTTCCTGTAGTAGAACTTACGCCACTAATAGTACCAGTGTCAAATACATAAGGGTTTGCACTAAATCCAGTTGCTCTTAAAGCATATGTACCAAAATTAGTTGCTGAGTTGGTAACAGATGCATAACCACCAGATTCGCAAAGAACACCGTCTTCACAGAAAATAACAAAGACAGAAACTAACTGAGTATAACCATCGTTTATAACTTTATAACCTGTGCCACCAAAAGATACAATCGTGAATGCCGAGGCAACCATCGACTTACCCTGATTGGGGAACGATGCGCTTCCGTCTGGTTCTAGACCAGGAAAAGGACAGTTGGGTTGTTTAACTTTTGAACCATCGATCAGAGCACCGTTACCACCCAAGAAAGATATAATGGAAGAGTTTTGAGTGTATGGTGATGCTTCAATAGTAGGCAAATCATCTGCCACTGCTTTTGGTGTGATGAAAGCATTATCTGCATCATAAAGAGTTGTTGATGCGTAATTTACAATGCTTATAGTATCATATAGTGTTCCAGTGTTTACAGTTGTGCCACCAGGAGCAACAGTACCGTCTAGAATATCTTCTAGAAGTCCCATCGATGTAGTGATAGATGATACAACGTTAGCACAATCAGGACTAGAAGGATCTGGTAAAATATTCCAATCATCAAATGTTGGAACTGTACTGTTTGCTAAATTTACGCGATTTGAATTATATACAATAACAGTTCCATCTGTTAAAGCACTAACAAATGTATGATTAACTCCAGCTACAGATCCAGCACTACCAACAGTGCATGTGATAGTAGTATTACCACCAGCAGATGTTACATTGCTAATCTCTAAACTTCTGCCATTGTGAATATCTTGGAAAGTTGGACTTGCTAGATCTCCACCACCATTTGAAGTACAGTTAAATGTAATTGCTCCTTCTTTAAATGCAATTCTGTCGTTAGTTGTAATTGCTGTTGTGGGATCTGGGAAGGTTACTGTTACCAAACCATTTGACGAATTGTATGTAGCAGCAGATGGTGATGTAGTAGCAAATACTCCTGTTCCATCCGTCCAATTGCGTATCGCATTAATTGCATAATCTTTAACTTTATCAAATGCATAAATTGTTGCAGCAACTTCACTTGCTGGCAATCCAGTCAACTCAGTACCAGTGTAGTAAGACTCTCCTACATTAACAATACCAGAGTTTCCACCTAAAACTAAATCTCTAATTAATCCAGAAATAATAATATTAATATCTCTACGACACTTATATTCATTTGCTACACTTAAAGCAAGACTAGGATATGTAAGTTGTGCGTCTAATAATGCTTGATCCGCAATTGCATCTCTATTTTTAGCAATTAGGTATGCAGCATCTAAGTAAGTACCAGAAGCATTATTTGCGAGAACATCAACAAATAGATATGATAATGTATCAATAGCAGATCTAACATCAGCACATGCCGTGCCATCAGATGCTGATCCATCTGCATTTACACCAGCAGTAGTTGTAATTACTGTGTTGTCGAAGTATCTTGCTACGTTAGCAGCATACTTAGGAACATAAATTGGGTCTAGAGGTCCACCGTCAGCAATCCTCCAGTTTCTCATAGCAAGAATACACAGTTCTCTGGTGTATTCAATTGCTCTTACTGTTTGAATAATTTCATTTTGAACAAAATCAATTTGTGTTCCGACAATATATCTTTTTGCTGCTTCAATAATATTGTTATTGCTACCAAACTCAAGATCCATTATCAATGCGTTAATAATAATCTTAAGGTCTCTGGTACACTTAAAATCTCCTACAGGAATATTAAAACTTGGATATTCTTTTTGAGATGATACTCCATTGACTGTGCATGAAACAATAATGTCTTCAATTTTTACAGTTTGACCATCTGTAAATGTAGGAGAAGAATCTATAGTAATAGTTCCAACACCAGTAAGGTTGTTGTAATTTAAATCCGTTACAGTAAATTCTGTTCCTGAATATGTTACTGTTCCACCACTTACATATGTGTGGACAAAATTATTTGGATTTGTACGTACTTCAAAAGTATTAGCACCAGTATCTACAGCAGATACTTCAAAATATTCTTTTGCAAATTCTTTATTAATTCTACCAACAACTTCCGCAGCAATAAAATCTGTATTGTTCCTAATTAAATTACAAGCATCTTGAAATCTTCTAGCAACATATGCTGCTCTATCAAACTTGTTTGGTGAGTTTAGTAAACTAAGAGTTATGTAATCTGTAAAAGACGATACTGTAGCGGAAGTAGGTATATAGTTTGCATTAATATATGCAGTTTTCTTTGGAATTACAAATCTTCTAGAACGACCATCAGCGTCTTCTAAAACTTTGTAAATTCTTTGTTTGCCATTAAGAAAAGATAGATCAGGATTTGAAGTAGGAAGACCAGAGATAAGAATCTCATCACCTTCTTTGAAATCATGAATATTATCTCTGCCTAAAAGTTGGTTCGTGTAGATAACAATGCCACCAAGATCTTCTGCATTTCCTTCTGCCTCATAACCAAAACCAAATTGGGAAACTTCTGGCGTACCTTGTATAGCAGTATCAATTCTAGCAATAGAAAGAGTATTGTTTAAATCTATTCCGGTTGATACAACTTCTCCTTCTGCTCTAATTGATTTAAGTCCAACAGAAACAAATTCATATGTAACTGTATTTGGAGTAACTCCAATTATATACTCGAACGTTTCACCTAAATTAAATGAACCACTTACAATATCAATTTCAACAGAACCATTTTGGAATGCATCTGGTTCATTTGAATCAATTTCATCAAAGGATACTTTAGTTACTGTTCCAACAGCACCAGTGTTAATACCTCTAACACTCTGTCCTACCGTTAAAAGGTTTATTCCAGTATTAGTTTGGAATGTGACTTTACTTTTTTCTGGTCCAAAAATTTGATGACCGATTGGAAAGTTTCTCTCAAAACTACCACCAGCATTTCTATCGTAATAAATTCTTTGTTTGTCATCAAAAACCATGGCAAAATCCCATGTTGCCACGGGATCTCCAGCAGAGTTAATTTGATCTCTGTAAGTAACACCAATAACGTAGTTTTTATCACCAAATTTGAAAATATGTTTATTTGGGTTTGCGGGACGAATGATGACAAGACGTAAGTTATCACCTACGACAGAACAATCAGGAGGCAAAGAAATTGGATTATCTTCTACATAATCACCTCCAGAAATAATAATAGATTCTTTTACATTAACAGTTTGAGAAGCAATTTGTGCTGCCCTCTTAATTGTTCTTACTGGAGCAGCAGCAGATCTACCATCATTATCGTCATTACCAATAGATTGGGAAACATAGACACGACCACCAACGTCATTCGTTGCTAAGTTGAGGACATATTCGGTTGTAGCAATTTTATCTGATTTATCACCTAATTGAGGAGTAATAGATCTTGGGTAAATACCAGATTCTCCAGTCTCTCCAAACAAAGGGAGATCTGGATTAATAACCCTGAAACCGATATGCTTAAGTGATGCTTCGTTATCTGCTGCAATACCATCATTGTGAGTTGGTCCTACAGTACCAGAAAGACCTGTTTCTACAACTTCATAAACATTTGATTGTTGATAATAAAATTCTCCTTTTTGTAAAATTGCATTAGGAGCCCATGGTATGCCACTATTATTAGACCAAGTTTTTAAGTTTGGTGCTCTAAAATTAGCATCGGGAGTGATAAAGTTATCAATATCCAGATTTAGAATTTTTGCCGTATCTGAAATAATAGACGTTGATGTTCTAATAGCACCATTGATATCAAGTTCAAAATCAATGGTATCAAGAACAGCGGTAGCAGCAGCACCAGATCCACCACCACCAGAAATTGTTACAGAAGGAGCAGAGGTATACCCCTCCCCTTGATTGTCTACAACAATAGCAACAACTTGACCATTGTTAAGTAATGCAGAAGCAAGAGCTTGAGTTCCATCAGGATTATTGGGAGGACCTACTACAACACCAGGTGGAATAGTATAACCATTACCCTGTTGATTTTCGTTTACAGTAATAGACTCAATTTTTGTACCGGTTCTATTAATGCCAAGTCTAGGCAATCCAGTATTTGAATCTAATAGGGTTCGGAAAACTTCCTTCTCTTCAGAACCTGAACCTGCTCTGACGATAAAGTTATTTGAACCTACGATTTTCGGTTCGGTTCCAGATAAAATTTGTTTATCTACATTAAAATCTAAGCTCATTTTGCTCTATCTTGCA